AGCGCCGTCGGCGCCTTTGGCTCCGGGTGCTCCGTCCTTCCCATTGGTGCCATTCTCTGGGACGGCTTTTTTATCGGTCTTTGTCCCATTTATCTCCCAGTAACCATCGGCGGATATGGAAATTTCGGGTGAAACACCATCAACGCCGTTGCGTCCGTCTTTCCCGTCTGTTCCGGGCGGCCCGGTCGGTCCCTGGGCCTTTTGTCCGGTATCCTCCCCGTCGATATAGAAATTTCCGTTTACTCCGATTGTAAGAATGCTGGTGTCGCCTTTGGCTCCCCGGCTGGGCTTTCCGGTATCCACGCCATTCACAAACCAGTTTTCATTGGCACCAATGGTGATGGTTGGCGTTGGTCCTTCTGGACCGATTACGTTGTAGCCTTCCGGCGGTGTTGGGTCATTATCCACAATAAAATTCAAAATCCCATTGGTGATCACGGGTTTCCAGGTCTTAACTTTGGCCGCTTCGGTGGTGGCGGTATTTGCTGCGGTCTCGGCTCGTTCGGCGCTGGTTTCGGCGGCGGTTTTACTTTTGTCCGCTGCGGCTGCACTGGCTGCCGCGTCGCTGGCTTTTTCTTCGGCGCTTCTGGCACTGGCTTCGGCGGCATCCTGTCCCTCTTTTGCCGCTTTCGCACTGTTCGTTGCTTCGGTCGCTTTTGCGGTTGCGGTTTCGGCGCTTCTTTGGGCTGCTGCGTCGGCTGACTCAGCGGCATTTTTAAATTGCTCAACCAGTTTTTTATCGCTTTCGACTTCTTTTTTTGCCTTGACTGCCGCGTTTTCAGCAGCTTCAGCAGCCTCGCGCGCCGTTTCGGCACCCATCTCAGAAGCTTCTGCTTTTTTAGCGGCGGTTTCAGCTCCCGTTTGGGCTATTACCGCGTCATTTTTAGCTTTCGTTGCCTGCGATTCAGCGATTTCAGCCGCAGCTTGTGCGGCTTCGGCTGCTTTTTGAGCCTTTTCTGCGTCCTCCACTTCCTGCCAAATATCTTCCTTCGACGCGAGCTCTTTCACATCTCCCGCAGCGAACGCCGCATATACTTTTCTTGTACCGTCTATGGTGACCGCCAGCTCACCGGGCTTCATCTTTTCTGGCCGAAAATCCGCACCGGCGCCACGGCGCATCTGTATTGCCATTTAGCTTCCCTCCTTTGCCGGGCTTGCTTGTGTTTTGCTCTGAGCAGTTTGAGCGGATTGTGCTTTGAACGCTTCCAGCAACTCTTCTTTTGTCCCGGTTTTTGTTTCGGTTAACGGTTTAGCCAATTCAAGCACGGCACTAGCGTAAAGCCTGTTTTTGGCGTCTTTGATATTTTGAGACAGTCGAGCCACAACCCCCTCAATGTCCGTGATATCCAGTCCGTATTGGCTGCTCATCTCGGTCAGGCGGCTGTCCATTTCGTGGTAAACAGCATCCATATTAGCCATTTTCGTGATATTAATGCCTTCCAAAGTAAATCACTCCCTCCTGTTTCTTTGGTTTTTCTCCAAACCACCCCTCATCTGGTGTGGCCACGATCGTCTCGTTTCCTTGGCTTTCCTCAAAAACGATGCGCCAGCCGTCTCTCAAAAACCGATCCGACTGTTTCTCTGGATCGGACAAATACATTTGCACATTATCTTTTACTGCCTTGTACATTTTTCTCCTCCCACTGGCTTATAGCGCTGAACAAAGCAGACCGTTTATAAAATAATATGTTGATTTTTCCCAGCGAAGCGCTCCCTGTAACTCCACAATATTTGTGATGACAGACATCGATCCACTGCCGCACATATTGCTTACACCGGACTGCCCGGCCATCGTCGCTAACCGCTCTGCTTTTATGTCAAGAAACTCTGTTTTTATCTGGAATCCCCTGTAATTGGTGCCTTGATAGGTGATGGATGCCGCACAATCAATCAGTCCACGCTGCTTTCCGGCAAAATAGCCGTAGATTGTGCCGCCTTCAATCATAATCTGTCCCATCGTGCTGTAGCCAGAAACCAATTTTCCAAGAAATTCGCAGCCTTCTTTGAATTTTCCTTTTGACGCGATGAGCCCATCCTTGTCAAGTGTGGCAACGACAGCTCCCGAGTCGTTATAAACCCAGATTTGACCCGCTTCGTTATTTTTATTTCCCGCTTGAAGCGTGCCTCCTTGGATCAAATCCGCGCTTAACATCCCAGTTTTAATATATGATGCATTGAAATATAAGTTGCCACTACTATCGGAGTACAGACCTTGCCATTCACCGTTATTGGTCAATTTATTAAAAACCTCTTCTTGGGTCAAAGCCGTCGCATCCTTAATCATCGAAACGATCGTTCTGGCGTAAAGTCCTTGCCTGGGGAAACCCCCTTGCCAAAATGAGGGTGCCGCCGTTACGCGGATGCCTGTCCACGTTTGGTCCTCTAATGTGTAGGTTTTCGTATATCCAGTGACTTCCTGGTCATAGTCAACGACCTCCCATGCGATGCCGTCCGTTGTTTTCTCCAATAACCATGCGGCAGCCTGAACCGTTTCATCCAAATTGGTGCGTTTTGCACAACGAAAAGTGACACTTCCGGGTGTTAGCCCTTCGTCGGTAACCGTGACGGTCTGGGCGCTTGGGGTTACAACATACACGACGCCGTCGGCGCCCGCCTTATTTTTTGAAACCTGAAAAACACCGGTTGCTTTTCGGTTTTGATAGGTTACCGTAAAGGTCACTTTTCCGGTTTCACCTGTTAAATTTGTCACTTTATATCTGTGGGCCGATGCGTCCCAAGTGCCCGTCACTGACGAATCGGCTAAAACCGAATACGCCGCTGCGTCGCTCACATCCTGGGAACCAAACATCGCCTTCACCGTTGTTTCACACTCCGTATAGTCGCCAGTTCCATCTGCTTTTGTCGGAATCCCAAAATAGTCATTCATTTGCAGGTAAAAGCTGGTGGCAATCTCTATTTGTTCAGGCATTGCCACCGGATTGCTTCCGATTGACAAGCGCTCGGCATTGATGCGCACAGCCCCGGTTTCCATGGACGCATAAAACATTTCTCGTCCCTGTTTATCCTTGACCACCAGCTCGCCTGCATTAATCCAGTCGGCATTGATCCCCACCGCAGCGAGCACATTAACCACCGCATTCGCGTTTTTATCAATGCCTGCTGAGTAGGTCTTGCCACCGTCTTGGGAGATAAAAAAACCATCGGCAGTGATTTTATAAACCACCATACTCTCAGCCAGTTTGGGTTTATCATGCATATAGGTTATCCGGCTGCCGTCCTCTAAGGTTTCAACCGTTTGATAATAGCCCATGGCGTTCATGGCCAGTTGATTCATCTGCGTGACGTATTGGTCGTATGCCGAAAGTTTCGCTTCCGTGTTACGGTCGGCCTCAACAAGGGCCTTCGTGATTTCGGAATAGCGCTTTGAGGTGTTGCGGCTGGGCGTTTCTGCGTCGGTTGAGATGCGCTCGTAACTGCCGATCGTATAGGTCAGATTGGTAATATAGCACGAATACGCATTTCCTTTACGGTCTGTCACATACGCAGCATCTCCGGCTTCAATGGATGGATCACCCAGACAAGAGGCGGACATCTTACGAAAGCGCATGCCGACCATTTTCTTGCCCAAATGCGCCGCGACGGTTTCCGCCTGACCATAGCAAATCAAGGGGTTGCCTGTAATCTCCAGAACATAGCCCACACGCCCATAAAGGACCGTTTCCCCTTTTAATGTTTCGGTGCCACGCTTTACCTCATCTGAAGCCGTTACCCGGATTCCGGTAATCACAACATCGTCGGTGGCAACCTTCAGTCCCGACAACGCATAGATATGATGGCAGTTCGTCCAGGCGCTTTGATCAAATTCCCCACCATCAACCGCACTGCCGCTGGCATAATCTGCAAAGTTTCCGCCGTCTGCACAGTCACCGCTTTGATAGTCCGGGGCACCGTTATCAAAACAACCACCGTCCAAACCATTGCTTTCAAAAACTGTCTGGTCATACCACTTCAGTTCCAGTTGCCCATCCGTGTTACACCGGGCATAGCACCCCGCAATCTGCGCACAGTGGGATAAAATTTCCCGCCACGTTACCTGCTCGTTACTTTTAAAGGGGTTTTTCTGGATAACATAGGTGTCAAAATCAAAGGTATTGGTCCCAAGAATCACGCCACATTGGTTACAAGCGTGCCGCACAATCGACTGCATCGTTGCAGGAAAGGTCAGGCTCCCATCATAGTTACGGTCAAATTTCTCCATGTTATCAAGGGCTTCAATGGATAAAATACTGGCGCTGGCTTGCGGGTCGTCTGCGTTATAGACGCCCTTCTTAAGCCATTCCATTGTATTTCCAAGGGACTTTCCAACCCACACAGTAATCACAGCATCAGTAAAATCAACATTTGAAAAGGTATCCTTGATGTTGTTTAGGGATAGCGTTAACTTCCCGATGACCGCTGCACCAACATCAAAAGTGCTGGTACTGCTCGTGCCATCATCAATCTTGACACCTTCCTGAAAAATATCGGTTTGATCGACTTGAAGGGTTTCACCGTTTTTTAAAAGGATCGTCGCTTTGGCCACACAATGGCTGTTTTCAAGCAGCGCGTCTTTAAAGGCATTACTTGTATGAATCATCGCTTATCACCTCTCGATAATGTCAAACGCCACTTGTGTATAGCGTTTGTACTGGGTTGCCCAGTTGCGCATGGGTGCGGAGCGGTCGCCGGCGTAAAATTCCCGGCGTTCACGCTGGCCACTCAAAGCGTCCGGATAGGTCACATAAAAATATTCTGCGTTAAAAGCCTGGAGGATCGCTGCGGTTTCTTCGGGTGTTGGATTATTCCAGGCGAGTTTAATTTTTCTTTTTTGAGCGATCCGGTTTTTGTGCATGAGGGTATCCTCCGTGCGCCCGGCATCAGAACTTGAAACATCCTGTAATCCCCATTCAAAAACAGCGGGGTCCTTGACTGGGACCCCATTCACTTCAATCATTGCCATTGCCTTCCTCCTAAATCTTAACCGTAGCGGAATAACGACGGTCTGCTTTTTCTTCCCCGCGACGCACTGTTCGATAAAGCGTCTCTGTATCCGCGATAATCGTGAGTTCAATGACAGGCTGCAGGTCGTTTTGCCCACTTCCTGTAAAAAACATGGCAGCCTCAACCACTGCTTCCTTAACGCCTTCTTTGATCCCTTCGACGATCTGGCTGTTATTCGCAACCACATTTCGGTTCCCCATTCGTCCCACCAGCTCCGGACCATTTTCACGGGCAATAAACATTTCTCCCATACCTGGGAATCCGCCTTTGGCATACCATCCTACGTGAAAATCCGGAATCGGAATGGACAGGTTCCCGAGTTTTACGTCACGCCAGTTCCAGTCAATGCGTGGCGTTGGAATGTGGAATGAAGAGAATCCATCCGCAAAAGAGCGAATGGCGCTTCTGCCAATATCCCATAAATTACCAATACCACTGGTAATCAAATCCGATACGCCTGACACGGCCCACCGTATCTCATCTTTATGATTTTCATATCCGGTCTTTATGGCGGTGACAATGTCAATCCCTTTTTCCTGGCAGGTATTCACAATATCGCCAATCGCGTTAAAGACTTCATTTTTGGCGTTCCGTAAACCCGATAAAAAGCGGCTTTCTTTGACGCTCTCGTAGCCGTTTTTCAAACCTTCAACAACGTCTTTACCTTTTTCAAACACCCACTCTTTTGCGTTCCCCAACACCTCCCGAACTTTGTTCGGCAGGTCAGCAAACCATGCGAGCACGGAGCCAATGCTGTCGAGGATTCCCTGAAAAAAGCCGGCAATAAGATTCCCGCCGATTTCCATCATTACGGTGGAAGGGCTGTGAATGCCAAAGGCGCTCATAATACCTGAAAGAAAAGGCCACGCTATATTGTCCCATATCCAAATAAGGATATTGCCAATTGCGTCCGTAATGCCTCTTAAAAAACCTAATCCGACACTACCACCGCATTCTGCAATTTTTTCTTCAAAGTAAGGACCAATCCCAGAAAAAGCATCACCGATCAGTCCGAATAGAAAGGCTGCTAATCCGCCTAATAATGAGCCTAACAACTCAAACAGTCCTCTCACAATTCCAGCCCAGTCAATGTTCATCAGAAAAGTTCGTACCGATTCACCAAGCTGCCACCAGTCAATCCGCTGGACAGCTGTAATTAACATCTCCAAAAGCCCTTTTGCGCCATTGGAAAGTGTTTGCCCAACATAAGCCCAGTCGACGGTTGATGCGATGCCGTTGATTCCGTCGGCGATCGCTTGTCCCAATGAAGCCCAATGAAAATTCTCGACAAACGTCCCCAAAAACATAAAGGCCGTGTTAAAGCCTTCTGCCAGGGTTGCCCCAACTAAACGCCAGTCGGTCGCTTCGATAAAGCCGTTCAAGAAGGTGGCGATGCTTTTGGCAATGCGCGCGGTCGTCTCTTTGATCTGGTTCCATGGAATGCTGGCGAGCGCTGCATTCAGCTTATTGCCAACAATGGCGCCGATTTCGGTAAAGTCCGCGGCGGCCCAGGCATCTTTAATCTTTTGCGCAAAATCCTGAATTTGCTGCGGGATTGAAACTTCTTCAAACATATCGCCTGGCGAAATCCCGCCGATGTCACTGGAACCCGGGGTGTCCGCGCTGCTGGCAGCGTCGCTGTGGTCATCCAGCTTATTAATCTCATCAAAACCTAAAAGGGTCCGTTGCAGCTTCCGATTTGCCGCATCGGCTTTATCGGCACTGCTGGTCTGTTTATCTAAACTCGCAGCGTAATCCTGTTGGACTTTTTTCGCCCGGATGAACGTGCTTTGACCCGTTAAGCGTGCAATCAGCATCCCGGCAGCCGTGACCGCCTGGGAAATTTTCTGAATCAGGACATTTAAGATGGGGGCTACCACATTTAAGATCGGTGCAAAGGCTGTTGCCAGACTGTTTTTGAGCTGCGTCAGGCTGGACATCAGCATAGAGAGGCTGGCGTTCGTCGCGCTGCTGTACTGTGCCAGGTTCTGCATCCCCTGTTTGGCCCCCTCAAGGGCACCGCGGATCAGGAAGCTGGCAAGCATAAACTTTGCGGTCATGCCGAGTGTTCCGAGGATGCCGCCTAAACGATGGCCGCTACTCCCCATCCCGTTCATGGCACTTGTCAGGCGCCGGACGCCTGGAATGCCTGTGATAAACCGCTGAATGAGCGCGGCAAAGGCTCCGCCAGCCCGCTTAATTGATGGCGTCACCCGGTCAAAAGCGGCTTTCATGCCGCCTATTTTTGCAACAATATTGGAAGCTGCGTTGCGAAGTCCGGCAAACTGGAGGCCCTCGCCACTCGCTTTCAAGCGCTGCATAGACCGTGTTGCGCTGTTGATCCGCTGCTCGGTCCGGCTGATCTCAGATTGAAGGTTATTCCAGGCATTACTGCCAACGTCCTTCCCAGAAGCCTGCATCCGCTTCATTTCTGTATTATACTGGCTTAGCTTTTCTCTGGCCTCCTGAATCCGGCTGCTGAGGTTCTGCATCTCCTTAGTCGTGTTAAACGCGCCACCCTCCTTTTGAAGGGCTTCCATCCGCGCCTGAAGGTGCCGGATCGCCTGCTCGGCTTCCCTTACTTCTTCCTGAAAGCTTTTCGGCACTGCACTGTCGGGCAATCCCATGGATTTCCAGTTGCTCTGGGTATCCTCCAGGCCACTCAGACGGCTTTTAGCGGCTTCCATCTGCTTCGCAAGGCTTGCGTATCCTTCTGTTGGCTTAGCGCCTTTCCCTGAGGCTTCCAGGACCTTTTGACGGGCCTGAAGCGCAGCCAGTGTCTTCTCCGCTTTTTCGGCCGCAGCGCTCAGCTTCTGATATTTCTCAGACAGCTGTCGGTCTGCGCCTTCTGCCTTTAAATCACGCTGCTTCTGGTTCAGGCGTTCCAGCGCCTTTTCTGCCCGGTCGACGTCGGCCTGAAGGGCCTTGTATTCATCGGTGTAGGTTTTGATACCTGAGTCTACTTGAAAGTCCTTGATTTTATCGCCGATGCTGGCTTTAATCTGCTTCAGCACGTTTTGTACCTGCTTCAGCTTACCAAGAGACGGGTCGCTTGTGATGCCCTTTAACGGGCTCTTGACCGCTTCTGTCGCCTGATTGATGGCTTTCGTGGTCTTCTCTGTTTCAGAGAGCGCCTCTTTAAGCGCTTTTTTATACTGGGCTGTGCTGCCCTCAATGACCACCTGCAGCTTTTCAAGCACTTCACTCATTCGGGTTCACCTCCTTTCTGCTTTTTTCTTCGACGGTTAAATTCCCGGACATAGTCCAGGCGCCGCGCTTTGTAATCTTCCATCGCATCTGCGGCCATTCGGGTCTCATACTGCGTTTTTTCGTCGGCGTACAGCTCAGGGTAATACTCCCATACTTTCGGAATCTCACCCTTTCCGTCCATGGCCATGGCCAGATAGCGGGCGTTGACCTCTGCCATAATGAAATCCTGGTTGATCCGCTGTTTGGCCTGCTGCCGTTCAATACGGCGATGGCTTTCCATCAAATCACAGATTTCCATGGGCGAGGCGTTCCAGAAATCAGCCGGTGAAATCCCGCAGTCCAGGGCCAGTGTGTACAATTTTGACAGCTGGTCAGACAGGGTCCTTACAGCAGCTCGTCCACATCTTTCAGGTTTTCCATCATGGACGCTGCCTGTTTTTCGGTAAAAAAACCGGAAACCGCCAGAGTCGGCATGAGTACCTCGGTAAAGAGTTCCATCTGATTGCCGCCCTCCTCCAGCCATCGATCATACAGCTTTTGGACATCCTGATAAGCAATCCCGTGTTCCCAGGGCGCAATGGCTGCCTGGATAATGGTCAACATGATGGAAAGTGGCGGGATACCGCCATCTGAAACCAGGGTCAGCATGTTGGTGCGGTATTTGCTTTCCAGCCTCCCGATCATGGCCGTGGTCAGCTTCAGCTTGTAGTCTTTGCCGCTTACCCGCCAATAATGAAAGGGCTTCCGCTTTGGCTTTTCCGGTTCCTGTTTAACTTCCTCAAAACCAGTATTTGATGCTTCAATGTTCATTTCGTTATCTAATCCGTATAAACCACTCATTGCTTACTCCTTTATTAACTTCCTGCCCCGCTTGTGGGGTCGGTAAATTTCAAATCGCTCTGCACCATCATGGTTAACTCAAATTCGATGACGCCGTTCACGCCGCCGCCTGTGCGTTTCACCGACACCTGGGCATCGTAGGCAGTGGCCGTGCCATCTTTCAGGGTTTCCTGAAAGCTCAGCACCTCCCCAGCGGCCTGCGCCTCACGCATGACTCGGTAAGGCGAATCGGCTTTTGTGTTATCATATTTGAATTTATAGGTCATTTCCGGAAGGTCGCCGATGCCCTGTTCATACATCTTATTGGCATCCGTCAGACAAGTGTTTTCCACCTTTTCAGGTTCAACGCCCATTTCCGGGATTTCTTTCAAGCCGGGCAGGTCGGTATAGGTAGCGCCGCCCTTTTTCTTGAAGCCTAGTTTTGCTCCGTTTGCTAACATGTTTTCACACTCCTTTTCATTTAATTCGGCCAGTAAACATCGTCACTCTCCATGTCGATGATGGCCTCATAGCGCATGACTTTATGCTTTAGCCCCGATGGGTCCGGGGTATCCTGGCACAAGGTCCGGACCAGTCCAAGGGCCGCCAGTGCTTTATCCACTTTGATCGCCTCCGGAGAGGTGGACCGGTTGTGCCAGATATCGACTTTATAGCGCACATACGCCTTATCTTCTTTGTCGGTTTTTTCATAAACCTTGTTGTCTTCCTCAATGTACTGGATCACTGGGAAGTCCGCCCAGTCCTTTGGGTACTGGTCGGACACATTGTCAAAAGCGGCATCCAGCGCCGCGTAAACCTGGTCTTTTACATTTTTCATAGCTGCTCCTTTGCAAATCGCGCGATGACCGCTAAAATGGCGTCTTCATTGTTCTTCAGCGCCGGGTACATAAAAGGCTGGGCCGCCTGGCCGTAGCACTTATAAAAGCGCCCGTTTTCCGTGTCGATATGGAAAAAGCGATAACGCTCAGCAACATCCCGCCCGATCTGGCTTTCGTGAATCCACCAGCCGGTTTGACTGTAGGACACTGCGACATCCGGGGAGATGCCGTCATGATCGGCCTGGCCTTTGGGGCCGGTGCCGAACTCGACATAGGGCGCATATTGTTTGTTGGTGTAGCAGGTCCCTCGAATCTTGCCGTCTTTGTTTTCTACCGCTGTAAAGATACTTTCTCTCAGTTCGCCGTCGTGCACCGGGCAATTGGCCTTTGCGTCCTCCTGGACAAGGGAAATCCCTTTTTCAATGCCTTGCCGCAGCTCCATTTCAGACAGTGTCCTCAGCTTCTTTTCAAGCTCTAACGCCCCCAGAATCATATCTTTTCCGCCTCCAACCGCAAAATTTTGTAGGGTTTCACGGCGATAATTTTGTAATCTGGCGGGCGGTCCGGGCCAACATCCAGGCAAAGGCCGTCCCCTTCCACAATATCCGGTCCGTCCTCAAAAACATAGTGCACCACATCTTTTGAATCCGCCGTGATGGTGTAAGGGCCTTCAAGCCGCAGGTTCCGGATATTGGACAGGCGCTCACCGTACAGCTCTGCCTGTAGCTTGCCGCTGCCCGGCCAGAGTTCGGCTGTAAAAGAAGTCGCCGCGCCATAATCGGTGTAGGTATTGCCCTCGCTGTCTTTTTTCAGGCTTTTACGCCGGTGATGGTATGTCTTCAGACGACTGCGTTTGATTTTCATAGACCTTTCCTCCCACCCGGACCAGACGGTATTGGTTTAAAATAACGTATATATGCTTTGGGGCAGTGTCAAAGCTGTAGCGCTCACCGCCCTCACTTCGGCCTGTTTCACCCTCTGTGCCCATCCGGTTCAGCGCGATCACCGCCAAGTCCCGCACGGGCTTTTTCAATGCTGGAATCAGTTTTGACCGGTTGGTGTAGCCGAGAACAAAAGATTCTGCGTCTTCCAGGACGACGGTAATTAAATTTTCATCACTCTCACCTGTCAGCAGCTTAATCTTTTCTGCCTCTGTCAACTAAACCACACCTTTCAGGACTGCCAGGAGTTCCTCTTTCGTCAGACTTGAGTAGCCTTCAATCTCTTTTTCTTTGGCAATGGCTTTTAATTCCGCCACTGTTTTTGTGTTGATGTCTACGTCTGCCTGGTCAGCCTCTGCGGCATCCCCGCCAATCGGCCGGAATCCCTGGGCTTTCAGTTTTTCAATCTGAGCTTCTGTAACGGCGACACGCTCAACGTTCTTTCGAATCAGTCTCATGGCTCATCCCCCCCATCACACGGACGGCTTAGCGTCTTTAATGCTCAGGTAGATGGAGTCCAGTTTATTATCCAGTACCCAGATATCATGGAAACGGCGGTAGTCCATCTGCCAGGCGTTGAGCTTCTGATTGATGGTCGGGTCGAAGATACGCATGATATCCTGTTTGGTAATGGCGATCGGAGTCGCTGTTGGCAGGATCACAAAGTTCAGATCCAGCGCTTTCGTTCCCTTTGCGTAGCCGCCCGCTTCCTGTCCAGAGGTGGTGCCGTCATTGATGGTGATTGCAGAGTACATCCGGTTGGCTGGTGTCGCGATAATCGGTACGCCGTCAATGGAGGGCACCTGGGTATTAATACCGCCCTTGGAAAAGGTGACGGCCATAATCTTTCCGGCCAGCTCAATCTCCAGTTCCAGGATGAAACCTGGTGTCGCATGAATCACCAACGGGCCATTATAACCGGCTTCACGGACGGCCTTAATGCCTTCTTTTACCTTTCTCAGTGCGGAGGTGTTCGCTGCGCCGGGAGTGTATCCGTAGTCAATCATCCCCGCTTTGTCCGCCGTGATGGTTTCAGATGCGATTTTGGAAATACGGTAGGCGTCAATTTCCGGAACCACGTGCATCCGCTGGAATTCACCCATCACCGCTGCGGCTGTGGTGACAAAGTTGTTTTCGTTGATATCCATGGGGTCCAGCTGGAACTTGCGGCCACGGTCCTGTGTCATGGTCCTGGTTTCGTAGGTGAGGGTTACCCCGCCCTGCACATAACCGTTATCCCGGTCATAGTCCCCCATGCCCTGTACAGACATTTTTGGAATCTTGACTTCTGCGCCGCCATTGTAAATGACCTGGCCGGCGTTGGCGTCCATCCAGCCCGTCACGGCATCCTGGATGGCGACCTTATCCAGTGTGTTCTGGAAAAGTGTTGCGGTTGCTAATGTGTTAATTGCCATAATTTATCTTTCCTTTCAATTTATACTTTTCCCATCATCAAGTTTTCAACCTGTTTCGCCAGGTCTGTGTCGTCCTGTGACGGGGCTTTTTTCAGTGGTTTATCGCCTTTGAGCCGTTCTTCCACAGAGGCCTCGACAGCCTCTTTAAATGCTTTTTCAACGGCTTCAATGGATTGTTTGCAGGCATCGGCGTCCGAATAATTGAGCACCTCTGCCAGACTAACCGGCAGCTTTTTCTCAGCCAGGGTGTTCTTTGCCTCTGCTGCCAGCTCGCGTTTTGTGATCGCGGCTTCTCGGTCAGCCATCTCTTTTTCTTTTTTCTGCTGCAGGTACTGCGCCTTTTCCTTTTCAGTCATTTTTGCCAGTTTCTCGGCCTCGGTGGCCTTTTCATCAAAGAGCACCTCTAACTTAGAACGCTGCGTTTCCAGAGCTTTCTGTACCCTTCGGTCAAACTCAGCTTGATAATCCTTATTGCTCAAAATTTCCTCAAAGGTTTTTGGCGGCTTTTCCTGCGGTTTGTCTTCGGGAGCGCTTTCTGCGCCCGCTGCATTATCTATCCCTTCGCCTGCTCCGTCCCCTCCATTGTCGGCGGCGTCCTCAGCGAAAAGCTGCAGATTCATGGGAATCCGTTCATCGTTTGGGTATTTCATTCGTACTTCCTTTCTGCCCCGGCTCGTTCAAAGCCCAAGCCATTGCACTTAAATTTCATAGTTTACCCTCGTTTCGGAGCATGAAAAAAGGCGCGTTACTCTGCGCCTTACGGGAGATAAACGGATCACCTACCTTTCCACTTGCCTTGTTGAAAGTTCGCTTAGAATCCCTTATAATTATATTATCGGTCTACACATCGAAATACGTTTGAAAGGAGACTCTACAATGGACAAGATATTCTCTGGCTTTTGCCCAACCCAAAAGAAAGACTATCAAATTATTGTCAAGTATATTGATACGTCTACCTTTGATGCCCAAGAACATGAAAAAGGCACGTTCGATTGCGCTTACAATATGTATGGAAATAAGTGCAATATTCAATGCCCTATTTACAGTTCTGCTCCAGATTCGATTTGACAAATGCACCCAGGGCCGTTAATCGGCTCTTTTTTCATAAAAACCTTTATAAATCTCTGGCAATGTTGGGATAATATCCCCATCAATTTCTAAGTCGACTGCTTTTAAATCTACTTCCAAAATGGGTAAGCCTCCCGCTGTGTGCTTTAATTGGTATCCGCGAACTCCCTTAATTTCTACGCCATCAATAAAAATCTTGGCCTTTATGCCTGCTGTTTTAATTCTTATTTTTGGTCTTGCCATTTTTCATCACCTTTCCTGATTTTGGGTATAAAAAAACCACTGAAGTTTATTCAGCGGTTATAATTCCGGTATGGTTTCCTTAATGCCTTTTAAAATGTTGGCAGCTTTTTTCATCAACGTATTATCAGCCAGATATTCAAGTCCTTTTAGCGTGATGACCGGCTGTATGGGCTGTTCAATTTTTGGACTGTAATCTGAAGCACACTGATCATAAAAAACGCCCTCGATGTATCCGGACTTTGTTAACATAATTAAAATCTTTTCCCAGCGCTCATAGGAGATGCCAAGGCGCTCATGGGATATCTTAGAAACATCGAAAGCCTCAAAGTCCATGGCTGCTTCTAAAGCCTTTAGGATTTTGTAGATGATGGTGAAGTTATCCATTCGGGATCACCTCTTTAATATCGTCGATGGTGATGTCGATCGTTTCCCAATCCTTTGGAGAACTGCCGACGTCTGCAATAAAAACTTTATTGTCAAAGGCTTCCATAATGTCGGCTTTTCTTCCGTCTTTCAAAAGTACAGTATCAAATTCCTTGATTTCCATTTACTTTACCTCCTTGATGTATGCGCTTGACATTGAGACAGAGCCATCTGGTTTTAGTAACCACCCAACAACAACGTTAGCAGGTGTACCTTTATTCCCATAAAGCACTATTTTTTGCTCGTATCTATCGCCATACCCATTATTGTCCTTGTAGACCGCTGGATATTTCACCGCCCTTTCGGTGATTTCATTTTGAAGCTCTGACCAGTTGTTAATGTCGTAACCCAGTCTTGACGTAAACGCCGCTCCTTTCGCTAACCCCTTTTGATGATCGCCTCCAAACAAATAGTGTGAAAACTTTTTGTCTGGAACAATAACATTTTCAGCATTTGGCAATTTTAATTCTGGGTGCTTCGCAAGTTCATTCTGTCGCTGGTAATCCAGCTTTGTAAACTGCCAGCGCTCACTATTATTATACTTCATTTCCTGGAATTTATCCAGGTTTTCAGGCACTTCGTCTGCAAGGACCTTTCGGTATTTTTGGTGCTGTGAACGGTCAGCTGTCCGGTTCTTCAATTTCTTTTCTTCCCGTTCAACCGCTGGCTTACCCCTCACGTATTTGTCGTACCATTTTTCATAGTTCATGGAGCGTGGCACCTTGATGCGTTTGCCCGTGGCGGGGTCGATGGCGGAGCGCTGCATTTTGGCGATCAAAGATTCTTCCACCACTGAAATGGTTGTTGACCGGCACCAGGGGTGCATTGGCGGGCAGTTCACGCCAGCTTTGCGGTCCTTTACCAGAAACAGTTTACCGTCCAGACCTCGGCATATTTCAGAGGTGCGCAGGTCGAGGGTTGCCAGGTACTGGTATTTCTCGACGCCGCATTCCTCGTAGGCTTTAAAATTCAATTCCGTAGCCAGATAGTTGCTCTCGGTTCGGACGAGGCGCCTTGCTTTGCTGGCGCCTTTACCGAACTTGTTTTGTATGATCTCGGCCACTTCCCGGTTCGTGCGGCCAGTGACCAGGTTGATGAGCAGCTCCTGCTTCAGTTCCTGTGCTAACAGCCGGGTATTTTTCCAGATGCGTTCGGAATAGTTTTTTCCAGACCATTTCCGGTTAACGGCAGCCTCGATCTGCTTGGCGGAAATGTAGGAAAACCCAAAAGCTGCCTCTGCCTGCTGCTGGAGATCAAAGATGCCCCGGTAGTAGGCTTCATTCCCAAGGTCCACATAGTGACTGCGGTTTTTCTGTTTTACCTGATCGTATACCTCGGTCATGATCTGGTCAATCTGGTTTTGCAGCTGCTTCAGGCGTTCAAGGCGGGCCTGATAGGCTGGCGCTTCCAGTTTTGCAAGCAGTTCTTTCTGATGATCCTCGCCATTCCTGAGCTTTTGAAGCAGTTCATCCAGAGATGCCTTATCCTGCAGCTGATTAATCAGGCGGTAAGCTTCTGCTTCAGTCAGACGGTGCTTTGTCTGATATTTATCGAAAATTGCGTCTGCCTGATGGCTGATGTATCCGGAAGCCTTTTGGTACAGCTTCGCGATCTGATCGGCGGCGTCCTCAGCCTTTTCCATGTAATGGTACATATTCTGAACCTGCCGCTGCTCCCAGTAGGAAAGCCTATGCTTCGCCATCTTCCTCGTCCTTACCCTCTATCTCTGGCGATGTGTTTGGCGCATTACCGAAGATTTCCTTTTGCTTTTGGAGGTTCTCTTTTTCTTCCTGCTGCACAGCTTTAAGCTCTTCATCGGGATCATCGACAAAGGGCACCTGAGACAGCAGCGTCTTTTTACTGACCTTACCCCAGAGGTTCGCCACGTATTGGCTGATCTCCAGTAAATTTTTAGGCATCGCTCGTGTGAAAACCAGCGAAACACCTGAAACATCGATTGAAACGGCTTTTTTACCGAGGAAGTTGGCGAAAATACGAAGCCGCTTCCGGAGGCCTTTTTTGTAGCACCGGGTCTTGATCTTTGTGATGTTCTCCATGCCCAGTAACTTGAACTCCATGGCCACACCAGAAACGTTGCCGCCGAACGCCTCATCGGTCAGACACGGGATATGGCTGAATTTGTGGATGTCCTGCTCAATGGCTTTTTTCAGGATTTCAACGCCGGCCTCGTCAAAGGTGCGGGTGAGATATTCGGCTTTTGCATCGGCGGGCAATTCAAGCAGCTTTTCCTGATTCAGCCGCTTTCTGGCTGCCTCGGTCCCCTTTCCATCACCCTCTTTTTCGTCATCCTCATCTGAAAGCAGGGCGCCGTAAAGAGCAAGGATTGCGTCAATAAACTGTTCCTTGTCGGTGATACGGTCGCTCATGAGCGCGTTGTAGGCATCGATCAAGGGGATTTGCAGCTCATAGTCTCCAATGCCCAGCTTATTATTGCGGTATTCGATGATGGGGACTGCGTCCATAAAATGGGGCTTTGCGTCTTCTGTAGATGCCTGGGGCCCTTCGATGTCCTGAATATCCATGACATATTTAAAATTTCGGGTCACAACAGTCGCCACGTATACGGTGTTGGTTTTGTCGGTAGAATCGACTTTTGCATAATAATAAACAGCAAAGAGCTCATTCTGCTCAATGCTGTCATCGTAAACCATGAAAGTATTTTTAGGACTGAGGTTTTTGATCTGAAGCTCTGTCTCGCCTTCTTTGGCATAGATGTATTCATAGGCCCGGCCATAGATGGACAGGTCCAGGCCATTGTCCCCGTCGGCTTCATCCGATCCTGCGCTTTCCAGTGCTTCTGTCAGCTTCGTGATGTCCGCCTCGGCTTTGTAGGAGACCGGATTGCCAATAAAGTAGGCGCTGGCCGTGTCTGCAATATCTTTGGCATGATTGCATACCAGTTTATTCTCGCGGTCAATATCGTTCAGTATCTGATGCCTGCCCTCATAGTAGTTCTTCAGCTTCTGCAGGCGCTCAATGCCGGATCGGTGTTTGAGGATCAGATGCCGGATGGCCTGCTTATCAATGTTTTGTTCGTCAAATTTTTCTGCGGGCATGGTAAAGTCCTGCATAATATCACTTCCTTAACGCAGCCCGGCGCGGGCTTTATTTTTTATCTTCGCTTTTCTTCTGGTCATGGAATCTTCCATCCCATACCGCACAGCATCAATGGTATGGTTGTTCTTGTCTGGGTAGCTGCCCTTGAAATTTCCGTCTTTATCCTGCTCCAGCTCATAGCTGGTAAACTCCCGGGCAGCATTGGGGCAGCGTTTTGGATCAATGATGATTTCTTCCAGTTCATCGGACAGGAACTCCATCCCATAATCTACAGACCCCGGGCCTTTCTTCGCGCCAATGACACGAAGCCCCAGTTCATTGAGGGCTGCAATGGCGCGTGGCTCTTCTGAATCGGCTGTTATGTAATGATTGAGTGGGTTTAGCTTGCGGATCTCCCGGGCGGCTTTGGTATTCCCCAGTTTTACGGCGTAGATTTCACCAAATAAAAAAAGACGTTTTCGCGTCTTGTTGTAGTGCATTTTGATATAGGCGAGTGGGTCTGCGCCATAGCCAAAGTCCAGACCGTTTTTGATCCGGTCAAAACGGGACAGCTCTTCATCGGTAATGGCTCGAACGGTGACATTCTCAAAGACGGCTCCGCCGGTGCCGGTGGCTACGCCTAAATATTCGTGTTCATAGGCTTTTGGCTTTGTGTCCCGCAGATGCTCGGCCTCGATGAAAAATTGTTCACCAAGCCAATCCCTCGGGACGGTTCGGTAATCGGTATGGCTCACAATGGTGTCGGGCCGCTCCAGAAGGACGTCCTGATTCACCCAGCTATTGATGCTTTTGGGCGGGTTCCAGGAATAAAAGACATAGTAGTCGGTACCGCCGCGCATCAGGGACTGGAGGATGGTTCTTTCTTCCTCTGGTCCGTCAAACTCGGAGCGTTCTTCAAACCAGATGTATTTAAAATAGCCGTTTTTGATCTTTACGGATTTAATCTTTTGAGGATCATCGGCGCCACGAAAAATGATCTTATTCCCAAACGGGAGATAGGATAGCCCCAGCGGCGAGAACCGGACTTTCCATTTGTCGGAAACACCCAGCACCTCAATGGCCCAGCGCAGCTGCTCGAAGACGGACTCTTCCAGAAAGCGGCCAACTTTCCGCATCGCAATGGCGTTCGCCTCCGGGTCCTGCATCATTCC